GCGGAGCGGACCGGAGCGATCAGGGAGCTTCGGCGGGTCCGGCAGATCGCGAGGAGCCGTCATCGTCACGGGCGCCTTGACCAGGTCTTCGATCCGCTCGTGCGCCTCGCGGAGCTGATCTTCGACGACTTCGTGATCTTCCTTGAGCGTGTGGAGCGCGGAATCCAACTCGGCGATCCTGACGTTCGCTTGCGTCAGCTCGACGGAGAGACGCGCGATGAACTCCGCGTCTGTCTCCAGCTCTTCGTCCGGCGTTTCCGGGATATCCCGCGGCGCGTCCGGCGGCGTGACCTTCTTCCTCGCCATGCGTTCTCCTTCAAATAGGGTCCGGGCTTGCTGAGCATCGCCGGTCATGCCGCTGGCAGGCGTAGCCCACCGGTAGCTGCTCAGCCTTGTTTCACCGCCCGTTGCCCGGTGCGGCTGCGGTCAAGGACGGGCTACGCTTATGTCGTCGTCAACAGGTCAACGGCTACGTAACGGTCAGGTCCGCGACGGCGCCCGACGCGCCCTCGTGCAGCGAGATGAGCGTGGCGGCGCACGAGAGCATCTTGCGCTCCGCGTGCCCGGTCCGCGCCAGCGGCTTGGTGTTCCAGTCCTCCAGGAACCGGATTTCCCAGTAGTCCATGTCGAGGAACAGCGCCAGACGCTCCCGCTGGAAGCGGTTCGGAACCATCATCAGCTCGCCGAAATCGGACTGGTAGATGTCCGCCGCGCCGACAATCGCCACCGAGGACGGCTTGCCCTTGCCCTCGACCATGTGCCGCTGCGCCGCGATGCCGGCGAAGCCCGACGCGCGCTGCTTGTTCACGGGGCCGACCATGACCACCGTGGGCTCGCCGCCGGCCGACCAGCAGGCCCGCACCTGGGCCTTGAGCAGGGTCTCGGTGAAGGCCCGCTGGTTGGTCGAGCTGGCGTCGGTCGGGGCCGTGACCGTCCCCGCCGCGGTAAAGCCGCCGTCCGCACCGCCCGAGCCGCGGGACGGGTTGGTGGTGAGCCAGCTTTCCACCGACGCCATCACCGGCGCTGTCGCCGCGGAGCCCGCCCGGCTGGCGTTGTTCTGAATGAGCGACTTTTCGAAGTCGCGCTTCAGCTCCTTGGTGCGCTTCATCGCCTGATAGGCGATTTCCTCGTCGCGCCCGGCCGTCTTCACCATGTTGGCCCAGTCGGACACGATGATCGACTTCTCGAGGCCCTGGATGTAGTTCGCAAGGCGAACGGTCGGCGTCGCGGTGTGATAGACCGCGTCGTTGCCGTCGATCACGACGTTGAGCTTGGTCGCAGCGGCAAGCGCGTCGGTCTGCCACTCCTCCTTCATCGCCGTAGCGGCCTTGCCTTTGCGGACGCTCGAGTAGAACGGCGTCTGCGTGGGCGAGATCATGTTGATCTTGTCGGCGAGGCTCTCGCGCTTGCCGACCTGCTGGTAGGTCTGAGTAGTGCCGCTGACAACGGCCATGGGAATCTCCTGTCGAATAACCGGGGTTGGGTTGTTCGAGCAGGACCCGACGTCCTCCGCGCTCTACTGTGGACTGTAAATCCACAGTCCGTCTTTACTTCTTGGTTGAGAAGGCGTCTCCGAAGAACGCCAGCGCTTCCGATGGCGTGTTGATCTTGCCCGTCTTCGCAACTCTCTTGCGCGCATCCAGGTATTCGCGCGTCTCACTCGACATCTTCCCGCCCTTGCTCCCGGCGTCTGCGGTCCTGGCCGCCGCCTTCACGAGCTTGGGTTTTGCTTTCTTCTTCACGCCCTCGGCCCCTTTGGCCGACTTCATGGCGCGATAGGCTGCTGCGTCCCGGAGGACTCGGAAGGCCCGGTGGTCGAGCATGTTTCCGAGCTCCTCGGGTTCAATGTCGTACTCCTTGGCCGTCGCCATCAGATCGGCCATCGTCTTGACCGAGGTCTCCGGCGCGAACAGCTCAGGCCACGCCCTCGCCAGCTTGGCCCGTTCCTCGGTCTTGAACCTCTCGACCGACGCCGCCTGATCGCGGCCCGCGTCGTCCCTCACCTTCTTGATGTCGCCCTGAACCTGATTCCAGCTGGCGAGGCTGCGCTCGTACATGGCGCGGGCGCGATGGTAGCGGTCCGGATCGTAGCTCTGGTGATTCGGATCGAGCATGTCGGGGTTCGGCGGCCGGGGCTCGCCGTTCCACTTCGACCAAAGCTCGGCTTTCTCGAGCCACTTCGCCTGCGCCTCGGTGATCTCCCTGGACTTGGCTGCGTGGTCGCGATCCAGCTCGGCTTTGATCTGAGCGCGGATGGCCTTGTCGTCGAAGGTCGCCGCCGGTTTTAGCGACCGCAGGTATCCTTCGACGATCTCCGAGAGCTTGGCCCGGCCTGGCTTGCCGTCCTCGGCCTCGAACTCGACCTCGTCTTCCTCGGCCTCTACGGGCTCGCTGGGCTCGGTCGGGATCTCCTCCAGCTCTTCGGCCGCCGGCTTCTCGACTTGCTCCTCTACGGGCTCGCCTGCGTCGTCCTGAGCCGCTTGGGGCGTTTCTTTCCGAGGCGGAGCTTCTTCGTCTTCGGGAGCCTTCCCGCCCATGATCGATTCCAGAAGCGACGCCTGGAAGGAACGATCGGTGGACGCATCGCCCGCCGGCGCGGCTTCACCTTGTTCAGGAGGCATGGGCGCCATCCCGCTTCATCTCGGCTTCGAGCATCTTGGCCGAATAGACGCCGTCCTGGACCGCTTTCGCCATGAAGGCGCGGAGCAGCCGGACCGTCTGGAGCACTGTCAGGGCGCGGAACCGCAAGAGGTCCGCATCGAGCGGCTGGGCGAGCGCCACGGCGAGCGCGGACTCTTCGGCGCCGTCGAGGAACGTCTGCACCGCGTCGGAGCGCAGGAAGATCTCGCACTCTTCTCCGAGCTTGCGCTCTTCCTCGTAAGCGAGGCGCTGGCGCTGGGCGGCTTCGTCAGCCATCGGACTGCTCCGGCAGATTTTGCGTCAGCCGCTTCAGCTCGCCTTCCATGACCGAAGCGCGCTTCTCCAGCGCCGCGATCTGCGACGCCTGCTGCTGCACGGTGCGGAACGCCGCCTCCATCGTCTGCTGAAGCTGGCTCACCTTCTCCTCAAGACGCCCGACGTCTTTCGCGAGGGATACTTCGCTCATCCTGGATCACCTCCAACGTTAACCCTGCTCGTGCTCCCGCCGCCGCCCCCGTTGGGCTTGCCTCCGCCGGGCATCATCCCTGCACTGATCTGCTTGTCGGCGATCCGCTCCTTCATCGCGAGCTCCGCGAGGAACATCCGCCATTTCATGGCGAGCTCGGCCTCAAGCTGCCGCTCCTTCAATTCCATCTCGGCTACGAGCTGCTTCTCCTTGAGGGCATACTCGGCCCGCATTTTTTCCATGTCGCGCTGGTCCTCGGCCTGGTCGGCCTGGCCCCTCATCGCAAGCTCGGCCTTCTTGGCCTCGGTGTCGGCCTCGACCTTCGCCATCTCCGGGCTTGGCGGCGGGGGCGGCGGCGTCCACTCGGCGGTCGGCTCGGTGCCGAACTGATTGGCCGTCTGGAAGCCCAGCACGCGGAGCTTTTCCTCGAACAGGTTGAACACCTGTCCAGGCGACACGCCCGGCTCGCCTTCCTTGCTCATCCCGAACTGGCTCACCCACGCGATCTGGTCGGACTGCACCGCCATCAGGGCGGCCATCTGCTCTTCACGCGCGCCAGTGCCGAGACCGACGTGCACCGTGATCTTCATGCTGCGGCGCCACTTGGACGGATCGACAGTGATGTCCCGCTTCTTGGCGACCCGCACGGTGCGGGGATCGGTCATGTGATCGCAGCAGAGCCGGTACATCTTGCCGAACAGCTGCTTCAGGCCCGCGGCGCACTGGCCGGCCTTGTCGAGCTTGCGTACCGAGGCCGCATTCTGCAGCAGCTTCTCGCCCCTGTAGGTGTCGTGCAGCGCATCGGGGTCCATCGCCTGGGCCCTGCGCTGCACGCCGGTACGGCGCTCGGCCAGCTTGTCCCAGTATTCGCTCATCGCCAGAGCCGGAACCGACTGGTCCGGGACCGTGATCGGGAACAGGCCCTCGTTGGCCATGCCGTTGATCCGGATGATGCCGCCCGGACGCACCGTCAGACAGTCCGCGAGGTTCACCGTCGTCGTGTTGACGCCCATGCGGGGCGCGACGGCCTGATACATCGCATCGAGGGCCGCTCGGGTCGTGACCGTCTTGACCCGCTCGATGTCCGCCACTTCGTCATGCGCGCTGAGGCCGAACCATTTGTGCGGGATGTGGTTCGGCGTCCACGAGGCATACGGATCTTCGGCGACTTCCTCGTTCTCGAGGATGATGTCGCCCAGGCGCTTGACGTGGCGCAGCTCGGCGTAGCCGTCGCCGTCGTAGTCGAAGAATATCCAGTCCAGCCGGACAATGACTTCCTGAACCAGCGGAGAGCTGCTGCGCGCCCGATCCGGGTCCTGCTGCTCCTGCAGGAAGCGGACGTTGCGGCGCTCGTCGATGCTCTTGGCCGACGAGGTGTTCGCGCCGGCCGACTCCTCGATGTCCTCGGCGTGCTCGGGGTATTCCTTGATCAGCTCCGAGACCGTGACCCGCAGGTCATGGCCCTTGCACGGCATGGCGGCGATGTCCGCATAGCGGGCGTTGACCCGCATGTCCTCCGGCGCGAGCGACTGGACGTCGATATAGGCGTGGCGCACGATCTTGCGCTGCGTGACGCTGACCCGGATCGCTTCGGGCGTCACCTGCTGCTCAGGTCCCGCCATCTGCATCTGCTGAACGAACATATCCACGGGGAGCCCGTTGATGGTCGGCTCCTCGTCCAGCTCGATGTCCGGGTCCTTCATCGCCTCGTCGAACTCGATGAGGCTTAGCTCTTTGGTCTCGGGCGCTCCGTACTCGGCGTCCTTCCAGAAGCAGGCGAGGTAGCCGCGCTTCTGCAGGAGCCCGTCGAAGATGAAGCTGCTCAGCAGCTCGAAGCCGTCGTTCTCCTGGAAGAACTGATACTGCATCCAGTCGGCGGCGTCCTCGACGTACTCGTCTTCCACCTCGGTCTGCGCGTCGAGCTCCAGGATGCGGCCGCCCGAGCTGAACACGCGGCGCAGGTCGCCCCGCGTCCACTCGACCGTCTCGAACGTCTCGCGGCTGACGACCGCGCTGCGACCCTCCACCTCGTCACCGTAGGGCTCGCCGTAGTAGCGCTTGAAGGCTTCGATCTGATCTTCGGCGATCTCGTTGGTGTAGAACTCCGCGGCGAGCTGGGCTTCTGCATCCAAGGCTCGGATCAGATCGAGATCGCCCTCGGCGAGCGGCTTCACGCGATGGTCCCGAACTCTGGAACGAGGTTCACGGGCGCCTTGCTCGGCTGGCTATCGGGTATGCCGAGCGCGAGATAGCGGAACGCGTCCGCGTGATCGCTCGCCCAGTCGTGCAGCGGCCGATTGTGAAACACCTTTTGATCCTCGTCCCACTCCTTGCGGTAGTTGCGCAGCGCCTCTACGCCTGGCTCGGTCTTGTCCTTGTCGAACCAGCAGCGCGGCAGGATGCGGCGGACCGCGTTGATCCCGTCCTCGATCGACAGCGAGTCGAGCACCTTCAGCCGGCCGATCTCGAACTCGCGGAGTTGGTCTTCCCGCGTCCTGGCGCCAGGGATGCCCTGTTGTCGCTGCTTGGCGTCGTGCGGCAGGATGTGAAGCTCGTAGGCGTAGGGCTTGGCCTTCAGCACCTTGACGTAGTGATCGAGGCCGACGCCCGCGCTGGCGTAGTGATCGACGATGCGGATCTCGCGGCCCGAGAGCTGCGCGAACCAGATCACCGTCGAGTCGCCTACACCCAAGTCCCAGGCTGTGTAGACCGGGAGCGCGCTGTCGTAGAGCGAGCGCACCACGCGTCCGGCAGATTCAACGTCGGCGATCGCCTTGCCATAGTAGGCGCCGACAATCGCGGCCTCGAAGCTGCAGTAGTACTCCTGCTGAAACAGGTTCTCGCCGTCGTCCGGGCCGTAAAGGTCAATGTTCTCGCGGCGCTCTTCGTCCAGCGTCTCGTGGGTGAACACACCCGTGTCCGCCACCGTCAGCCGCTCAGCAAACCAGTCCCGGTTTTCCTCCGCGGACTTGTGCATCTTGAAGGCGTGGTTTCGTCCGCGCGGCGTCGTGATGAAGAGCGCCCAGCCGCCGTTCTCCGCGAGGATCGGCCGGAGGTAGGCCCAGGCTGCAGGGTTCGCGAGCGCCCATTCCGAGAACACGACGCCCACCGGAGGTGAGCCCACCAGGGCGTTGAAGTTGTCGCTCCCCACCACCTGCCAGAGCGAGTTGTTCTTGAGCGTGATGCTCATCTCGTTCTCGCGGGTGTTCGACCGCAGCGCCTTTGGAAAGGCTCTGTCGATGCGTCGAAGGCCCGTATGCGGATCGACCGCCGTCCAGATCGCTTTGCGAGCTTGGCTCGCCATCGGCAGCATGTGCCAGTAGACGCCCGGCCGCTGCATCATGGCGACGCTCTGCCAGGAGAGGCACACGTCGTCCTTGCCGGCCCGGCGATGCCAGATCACGCTGGCGCGCTTGCCGCCGTTCTCGAGGTAGGACCAGAGGGGGAGCTGATAGCTCCGCGGCTTCCAGCTATTGGGAAGCTGGATCGCCGGCATACTTGACGATCTGGACCGTGATCGGAGCGCCATCCTCGCCGCTGACGGGCTGCGTGGCCTTGCCCCATCCGCGATCGATCAGGCTGTTCGCCATGGCACCGCGGACCGCTCCGCTTTCCTTCTTGTTGCGCATGATGGCGACGATCGTCTCGATGGATTCAAGCGTGTGCTCACGGCACAGGGCTTTGATCTCTTCTGGAATAGCCGGCGGTCGGCCCTTTGGGTTTCCGCTCTGGCCCTTCTGAAAGCTGGTCGCGGATTTCGCCATTTCTGCTCAGCCCTGCAAAACAGGGTGAGCCCTGTTCACTTCTTCCTCGCGGCGATCATGTCCACAATCGGTAGCACGATGGCGATGAGAGCGCAGACCACTCCGATGTTGGCGATGGGCGCGTTCATCTCGCTCGGAAGCCAGGACGCTCGCGGGGCCAAGTAGAGAAACACCGCGCAGGCGAGCGCCACCGGCAGAAGCGGGGCCTTCAGGATATCGCCAAGGTTCATATCTCGAAGTCCTCCGGGATGCGTCGTTTGTCGAGGCGAAGGGCGAGTCGAAAGGCG